CATCTTCTTTGTATTCTGGGCAGTCGAGCAAATACTTGAGTTTGTTCATCTGCGGCATGCCAAACACACCTACCATGTCTGCATATGGATTAGCAGTTTCGGCGTACATAATAACGCTACGATCATCAGCCATGCTGTCAAACTGCGTCTTTTTGTCGTCGCCTGTAATTTTCACAATGTTTAGGAAACCAAGGTTATGTGTGTGACCTACGATATCTTGAAGAATGTCTTTCATGTTTTATTCCTTTGTATTAGTTTATTTAGAAAATAGGCAGAAGTCAATAAAATTTTATTCAAAACTGAACAAACTGCCGAAGGTATTGTTTTGTGTAGTTGATTCCAAATCCCATTCTAGAACGCCAATAAGGTTTTCTAGTTTGTTGTTGATAATGGTAGCTTCCATTTCTCCGTGATCGAATGGGAGATCTTGGAACCACTTTGGAAGTCTCAGTTCATCTACGGGATATGCAACTGATGTATAGCCTAGTGGATTGTCTTTAATTTTACAGACAATAACTTTCATACCATCGACAATCTGCATACTGTATTTGTCACTGTTCATTCTTCGGAGCGTGTTCCAATTAATGCTTGCTCTAACATGACCAGGCATATTTGCCTTGCCAAGTTTCTTCTCTTTACTTTCGTATTCTGTAATGTTGTTGGCACGTTTCGGACTGCCCTTTTCCCAACCTGGGCGGGCTTTAAATTCTGTTCTGAACTCACTGATCATCTCCAATATTTCTTGTTCTTCACTGCCGTTTAGAACTTTAGTTAATACTTCTTCCAAGAACTTTTGCATAAATTCTGGAGTATCACTACGCTTGAGATCTAGACCCATGGCCTTGATCTTACCTGGCTTTCCATCTACGTCTGCACGTTTGCCTTCTTTATCATAATAAAGTACAGCATAACGCTTCTTAGTAATGAACAGGCCTTTAATAGCAACAATTTCACGACCTGCTTTGATAACTTCACCGCGGCTAGTAGGGCAGTGGAAGTCGTCTAACATGAACTGAGGGAAAGTGCTATTAACATCTTGAGAAATAGTGTCATATAGTTGAATAACAGTTTCTTTATCCCAAGGAATGTTACCTTTCTGGATGTCATTCTTTAGTGTTGTATATGCACTGAAATACACAGAGTCAGTATCACCATAGATAACACTCTTGCCTGTATAGTTGTATTCGCCTGTGATAACTTCATTTACTTTCGAAGCCATATGCCTTGCAATGCGGCGTCCGGTAAGAGTTGTGGACTGGCCAATACGATTATCAAAGAACCTACAACCAGCGTTAAGAATAGCACCGTATAAGCTATTAAGGTTAATCTTCTTAACCAATTGTCGCTTATCCCAATATTCTTCAGCATCGTCATCATTTGCATCTTTAGCCTCTTTTAATTTCTTTTGTAGTTCTTTTCGTTCGGCATACCAACGCTTTAGTAAGCCGGGGATGATACCTTCTTTCTCGTAAGTAAAGATAGTACCGTTAGCTGAAATCATCCAAGGCTGATTGCTTTCGAAGATTAGCTCATAAATTTGAGCACCGCTTAGGATATCAGTTCTTCCATCTTCCCAGTCAATTGTAATATCCAATGCTTTGTCTTTAGACATAACAAGTTCGTATTCGTTACTACCGAACTTACCTTCCCAACTGGCAGCAAAGCTATTACCTTTTGCCATCTTGCCAGTAATTTCGTTCTTGGTATATTCTGATCTTAACTGTCCGACAATAGTTTCTGGACCCATGTTTAATGCACGAATCGCACTTGGATACAGACTGTTAATATCCATTGAACCAATCCAGTCATGAAGACCTTTTTTAGGATATGCAACATACGCACCTGCTGCCTGTGTTTCAGCATCTTCATCACGCTTAGGACGTCCGGGCACTATCATTCCTCTGCTGTGAGCTTCGTTAATAATAGCCTGTTCAGTAACCGCAACAGCACCCATTGTTGTTTGTAGCAACACAGTATTTTCGTGTGCAATGGTATTGGCTAGGTCAATGAACTTTAGCTTTTTATCTAGTTTGTTTAACAGCGCCGTATCTTGTCTGTTGTATTCAATGAACTTGCGGAAATCATTGTTGTAGAGTTGATCTAATGTGCCTTCATATGGAACCTTAGTCTCGCCTACTTCCATCTCTCCGATTGCGTCCAGTCGGTATGTGTGACGCTCTTCATATGTATATTTGCGGTACAGCTCGAGACTGTCCAAATGAACACGACCAACAAGGTCATAGGTAACAGCTTGTTTCCCATATTTTTCGTACTCTCGTTTTTTAGGATATTGATCAAATAGACACAATCTGCGTGTATCTTCTTTGCTTAACACCTTAATAATTCTATTTACAGTGTAGGGCATATCAAAGCCCTCGCTGTTCCAACCACTTAAGATATCAGCATCTTGGATTAGGTCCAAGAACATATCTAACATTTCATATTCATTGTCAAACAAATATGTGTTAGGAAAGTCTTTTACCTGTTCCTTGGCCTGCTCCATTGTAAGAGTTTTGGGAGGAATAGCAAGACATACTAATGTATCTAACCATTGTAGGTGAACAGCAATCGCAGTAATTGGCATAAACGCATCGTCAGGACTAGCATAGCCACGTTCCGGATCAAAGTCCACCTCAATATCCCAGAACGCTACGTTTAGTTTAGGTGCTTCTTTACCTAAGTAGTTTTCTTCTAGGCAACGAAACACTGGATTGATATCGTGTTCAAACAATCTCTTTCCGCTGTGTATGCGCTGTTCTTTTTGGAACTCTTTGTAGTTTTTTGTTGTGACCTTGGATAAAGGATCGCTGAAGATCGAGCGATATTTTCCTTTCGGGTCTGGATAGTAGAAAACGTATCTAGCAGGATAATCCCTAAACGTTCTACCAGCTGTGGGGTCTCGTTCAACGACGCGAATCACGTCCTTGTCACGATCCCAGATGGAATCGACATAACTCATTTATTCTCCTTTGTCTTTTGCGGCAGACAAATACCTTATCAATCACTTATGGCTGATCAAACCTTTCTCTTAACTATTTAGTAGTCTAATATAACCCACTAGGTCAATGGTGACTAACAGTAGATAATTGGCTACCATTCCTGTACTTTTTCTAGTCCAAGCCGCCCACCCAAAGATTGCACATTGGGTAATAAAGATTGGATAGAGCCAAAAGAACAAAGGATCAGTAGCACTAGCTGCCAAAGTTAATGAGCACCCGAGGCTCATAAACCAGGCTGTAATTTCTAATATAAATCTAACAGGCCATTCGCGATAGTCTTGTTTGGCCCAATTATATATTCCCTTAACAAATTCCATTAGTCCTCGCGACGGTGAGAATGTCCGGAAATATCAACAATAGTTTCGAGATCGTCGAACTCACGGAACACTTGATCCCACTGGTCTTTCATCGAAATTTTAATTGCTTTTTTAATAACACTAGGCTTAACTTCTAGTTCTTCTGCTACAGCCTTGATTGTTTCATTTAGACCGTCTGTAAGATCTTGAATTTCTTGCATGACTGTCATGCCCTCTGCAACGATCTGTTTAATTTTTGCCTGTTCAGGGGCGCCAAATGCTTTACTCATAGTAATCTCCTTTAAACTATTGTACAACTATCTGCAGATACTTTGCAACCGTTATTCGTAGGTTACTGTGGTGCTGTCGCCCAAAGCCCACTTAGGGTTAGTTTCCACAACATATTTCTTTGTGCATACTTTGAAGTCTGGAAATTTTAGCTCTTTAGGATTAGATGCCGCATCAAAGAAAATACATCTATTATTAGGTTGGGCTGCGTATTGTCCGTTATTTAATTGTATGAAATTAAATGACTTATGATCTTCTGGCCATTCACTGTAACTGGTATCTATAATGTTTAAATCTGGACTAGCATTATCTACCGTAAAAAGATAATCTCCGTGATAGAAGTTTTTATCCTTTGCATAGACTTTACAACTTAAATTTCTCAGAAAGGCTTTTTGAATAACAGCAATGTCGTAGCTGAAACAATCCCAAATCTGTAGAGTATCTAATGGTAAGAATTTGTCAGGATCTAAATTTGTATTTCTACTAACAAAGGCATGTAATGGAAATTTGTCATAGAGTGCTCCGTATTTGGGCAAATATGCTTCAATTCTAAAAGCCTGACTACGCAGGCTTTTAATACTGACCCAAATGCAGGGTTCATATTCTCCGTGACCTTTTTCAAAATCGTATAAAAATTCTCGTCTTACAAAACAATGTACCGGTGGTATGTTTGCTACTAAAAATGACATTACTTCCTCTTGGCTTTTGCTCTGCCAGCTTTCATGTTAGCTAGCCAATGTGCTAGCTGACCTTTGCGTCCGCCTTGTTTTGCAGTCTTACGCAGACTACTTACTGATGCTTTAGTATTAATACCGTGACGCTTGCTGTCACCTTTGTCCTGCGGATTACGACCATCGGCAAAATTTTCTTCTAAATTGATGGCATCCGATTTAAAGAACTCTGGATGAGCTTTGTTAAAGTTTCGCATAACAATGCCTGCAAGTTCGTGAGCTTCACCTTCTTCGGGACTGCCAGTTTCTCCTGCACCTGGTCTAAGCCCAGTTTCTTCTTCTTGCTTGTAATGTACCATTTCGTGTGCAAGTGTTCTTAGAATATCTAAAGGATGTCTATCTTCAATGGCAACATCAATTATTTTTGTTTCGTTATTAAAACTACCAAAGCTGGGTTGTTCGTCGTGCCCTAGGTGCAGGTGTAGTTTAATTTTTGGTACTGACGATAGTTTGAGTTCATTAACTGCAAAGGGAAGAAATGCCCGAAGAATTTCTATTAAATCGGGCTTGCTGTCTCTGCTTTCTAATAACTCTTGGATACGCATTACTTGAGAATCTTACGTTCTAGTGCTGCCCACAGGCGAGATTCGTATGCTGGCTCTTTGGCTTTGTGTTTTGTATCGCCTTGCTTCTGTGCTTTCTTCTTGTCCTTGTGGGCACCGGCACCGCCCATCTTGGCATTCTTAGCTACAAAGTTTCTTGGCTTAGGAGGCTCAATACCCTTGGCTTTAGAAGTGTGTTTGACAGCGCGAACACCTTTTTTGTTTTCTTCTAAATCTTTGTCAGTCATTCTGTCCCAAGCACGATCAGCAGTGTCTTTGTTCTTTTTAGCATACTTAGGATCAGTATCTGCTTGTTTGCTTGTTACACGATCTACAGCACGTTTCTGCACTTTGGTCAACATCTTTTGACCTTTAGCAGTATCGCCATATTCTTCTAAAGAGCCTTCCGCCACACCTTGCGGTTGTTGAGCTGCTTGATACAATTCAGGAAACTCGTTTCTAATATTAATGATGGCATCTTTTACGGTACGTCCAGATTCAGGTGAAACTTCATAACCCAGCACATGTCGATTCTGCTTGACATAGGTCAAGATGTTTCTAATAGTAGTTTCGTCACCGTCTATTAGATCAAATGCAGATGCTCCGTTGCCGTGTGGGTATAGTGCTTGTTCCCATCGTTCATAGTCTTTCTCTACCGAGTTGTAACCTTCCGCCACACCTTGATGCTTTTTAGCAGCTTGAATCTGACGCCATAGGTTGTTCATCTGACCTTCCATATCTCGAGCTTCTCTCTCTGCAGGAGTTAAGTTTTGATCACGGTCTGCATATTGCCAGTTACTTCCGCCTAGTGATTTATACTTGGCTCGCATTTGTTCGTACTCTGCTTCTAGTTCTGGTAATCGAGCAACTAGATCAGACATTTGCTTTTGTTGATCGGCAGCACGAGCTTTTTCGTTGCGATCCTTTAATCGGTTTAATCCTCTGTCGCGCTTATTGTAGATAGCAAGATTCTTTTCACGCTCTTCTGGACTACGTGCAAAACCTGCTCCCATTCCTGCTTGCGCCCTTTGCATTGTGGCTTTCTTATAATAATCTCCAGTGCTAATTTCTTCTATACTGTCTTCGCCGAATCTTGATCTATAAGAGTTTGAAGACATGCTATTCCTACTGCCAATGACTTTATGTCCTTCACCTGCTAACATTAGGTCGTACATCATTTTAATAACAGCTAAAGGATTTTTAAGAGTATCTATATGATTGTAGAACCAGCTAATTTTTTCTGGTTTCATTCTGCGAACCGGCTTACCTTTGATTAACTCTTTAGCCTGGGCTTTAAGTGTTTCTAAATCTCTAATTTTTTCTAGTCGCTTGATATCGTCGATAGTGAAGTTATCTTCAGAACCGTCGTTTGGACCTTCAGCAAACAAATTGCCCTTTTCTCGTTTGATCATCTTGCCTGCTTTTGCAGGTGCTGTTGCAATAGAGCCTGTGCCCATGCCGCCTGCTGATACTGATTCTAAGATTTGTTTGATTCTCATTTTGTTAGCTTCTTTCTATCTGGTACTGGTCCATAGATATTAACAGAGTCAAGTTCTTCGCTGTCCATATCTCCGTGATTAAGGTCTTCATAACTTGCGCCAGCGGCTTCATAGGCTGCTTTTAGCATATCGGCTTCGACCTGAGTATAAGGGTGTGCAGTTTTCTTCTTGCCTGCCCAACTCTTTTTATCGATGTCGAGTTTGTTCTTACCGTCGCTCATGGCTGCTGCCATGCCTACTCTAAAACTAACATAACCGCTGTCTGCTTTTTCAGAATCGCTGTATCTATGCAGTCCTCGTGTAGATTTTTGCTGTCTTTTAGTCAGCTTACCGTCTTTAGCTTCGATTATGAATTCATTTGCTCTCATAGAATTATTTACCAAATTTTTTCTCGCCTGTCATATGAGGCAGACTGAACCATAGTTGAAACCATTCCGGAGTACCTGGTTTTATATTCTTTTCTTTCATTATGCGAACTGTTTCTGCGGCAGTATGCGTTATATTTTCTGTAGTATTAAGACCTTTAGCTCGATACTCCATTAATCTTGCTTGCCCGCCTAGCTCACCCAGTCCGGCAAGAGCTTTTAACTCGTGTATAGGATCATCAGCAGACAATGCACAATCATCTATGTCAGAATTGTGTGTGTTGTAATTTTCGCCGGTAATCTTATACTGCTTCATAGTTTTCCTTCAAGCAGTTTTAACACAGCACTAGCCATTTCAGTTTCCCAGGCTTCGCCAATTGGCACACACTTGTCTTTACCGTTCTTAGTACCTGCGTACTTGTAGCCTTTCCAGCAGGCTTTTCCATCAGTACCTTTTTTCTTGTCAGTTTCACCTACTAGTTTGTGTGTAGGTTGTTCTTTAGGAGCAGTACCTTTTAGTTGTCCCTGTGGTGCTAGTTTGTTCTTGTCACTGCCGGTAAATGTACTAGTTGGCAACATGGCTTCGTTGCGTTTAGCAATGTCTCTGCCTTTTAAATGTTCTTCACGACGCTTGTCACCTGCCGCACGTAATTTAGCAGTAGCACCATCTTTAGGATCAGTTAGACGTTTAGCAGTTTGTGCCATAGCTTTACTATCTGCTTCTCCTACGCCTTGCTCTTTTTTCTTTTGTTCATCTGCATAAGCCATTAGTCTAGCCCATGCGTCATCACTGTCAGTTTTCTGTTTATCTTTTTCTTTATCGCTTAATGTGTCTTTACGAGGACGTTTGCCAAACTCTGCTCTAGCACTTGCAGTATTGGCTCTGCGAGCTTCGTCTAATTCTTCTGGGGCAAAGCCTATATAGCTGTTATTATCACCTGCTCGTACAACAAAGCAACCACCTTCTTCAGATTCTAATGGTCCAATCTCCCAGCCCATGCGATCTAAAACTTTTTCAATTTTTTGTTGTACAGCATCGTTGCCCTTATACCACATGCGAGCATATTTTTTTAATATATCTTCTTCACCACTGTTGTCTGGGGCAAATTCATTGACTTGTTTATTTTTCTTTTCAACGTCGGCTTTAGCCTGTGCCATTACTTCTTCTCCTCGCTTGCGACTTGCGGCACTTTTTTCTTGTTGGCGTTGAAATGCACGTTGTAGTTTAACGGCAGCACTCATACGAGCTTCTGTTAGTTGTGGCATTGTTAATGCGTTGAATAATCTCATTTCTGCCATAGGTACTCCTACTTGAGGCTGTTGTACAATGCCCATACCTTTTTTAGATACGTCCATTAAATGTTTAATCCAGTTTGGTGGCAGTTGTTTTGCTCCAAAGTTTCCGCCATTGAATGCATCGTTCCACATGGCAAATGCTGTTTGGTCATCGCCCGTTTTTAACGAGTTTCTTAACTGTGTAAAGCTCATGCCTGTACCGCGTGGGGTAACTTCTAGGCTTGCCTTAACATGCTCATACCCTTGAAACTTATTAACTGCTTTCATTAGAGAATTGGCAATAGGCATGTTAGCTTGATCTTCGCCTACCATAATAACAATATTATCATATCTTGGAGGCTTGCCTGGCAACGGATTAATCAATTCGTGTTTAATCTTTTGCATTAGCGAGCCGCCTTCTTGTGTGGCGCTAATGTTTTTAGAATATTGAGGATAAAGTTGTTGCCAAGTTTTAATTTTATCTGCTACAGGGATAGGATCGTCCTTGCCTACAGCATTACCCATAAACAGGTAAGGATCTCCACCTAGTTCTTTTGCTTTATTAACTGTGTAGTTGAAAAGTTCTTGATGACCTTTGTGTCCTACAAAACTACCAATGGCAACTACCGCAGTCTTATTTTGATTTTCTCTCGGTTGTTCTGCACGAGCCGCAGCCTTGGCAGCATTCTTTTGAGTAATAATGTCTTTTTGCTTTTGGCTTGTAACTTTAATGGGGCCTAGGCGACTGTTAATAACAATTCCTTCATAGTCTTGGCCTAGAATGTCTTTGCCAATTATATTAGGATCTTCATCGATCGCTTTTTCTAAAGCAATCTGCACTGGCTTTAGTTTAGCCTCTACTTCTCTGCGTAGCTCTAGACTAGCGCGATCTCGCTTTCCAAATGTGTCAGAAACAATTTGTTTTAATTCTTCAATGTTGTCTAAAGGATTGATAATTTCAGTAACATCAAGGCCTTCTTTTTGCATTAAACTGTTGCTGATAAATTTAACACTACCTTGACCGCCAATTTTAGTTAAGCTAGCAACTACTTGATCTGCATCGGGAACATCTTCTCCAGTGCTAGCATCGACTACACGGAACGGTACAAGTACTAGTTCTACACCTGGTGCAAACTTATCATATTGAATACCTACAAACTTTAATTTGCCTTCATCTGTTTCTGTTGCAAAAGGCAAGAATAAGACTTCGCATGTTACTTGTTTATTAACGAGAAAATCTGCACCCAGCTTGCTATCAACTAGTTTAATGGCATTCATCATTTCATTAAACAGTTGATCAAACTTTTCTGCACGACCTAAAATTTCAGGGTCAGTTGTGCCTTTTTCTTGATGATATTGAACAAAGCCTGCTTTGTATCTCGGAGGAGTATTACTGGTAGCCATAAACGGCTTACCTTCTGCATCCTTGCCAAAACGGCCACCGAAGCCATCTACTTTAACATTTAATGGAATATTCTGTAGTTTGAAGTTTCCGTTGCCGTCATGAATTTCGTCAAGCAAGTCTAGAAAGTCGATAGGCTTTAAATCACGAAGGTGCGGCATGTTCTTACGGAACTGTGCCTTTACTTCTGCTTCATTAACGGGTTTGTCTAAACCAATAGGACCTTCATTGGTCATTTTATAGCCTGCTTTGTATGCTTGACGCCTTTGTTCTAAGTCGCTAGGAGGCTGAATGCCAAGAGTGTTTAGCATTAAGTTTAATGCAGTATTCTTTTCAGTAATATCTCTGTTAGGATCGTTTCTGTAAAGTCCTTGAGCACCTTTTCCGAACAGTTTTTCAATAAAACCTGTTAAGACTTCTTGTTTTTCTTCAGGGGATAATACTTGATCCATGACCTTTAAAAGACCTGTAAAAGACCAAGTGTCTGGTAGTAACTTCTTTAATTGTGGCTTCTTTGCACGATCGCCGAAGATAGTTGCAAAGATATTAGTTAGATCTTGTTCATATCCCTGTGCAGGTAGAGGTTGCATAACTGGCAAGCCGTCAATATACAGTGGCTTACCTCTTTCGTCCATAACTTGTTCATACTTGGCACGAAGACCACCACCTTCTTTACTGCTAACAGCAAAGGAGAACATGTTATCTCTTGTAGGAATATGCTGTAATGTTTTATTAGCTCCGCGACCTACAGACTTCTGTAATAAGAAGTCTTGACTGGTTAATGTTGTAAAAGACTGAATTAAGAACTTATGGAATACACCTTTAACACCTGCTTGTAAATCATCCCAGGAACTGCTGTGGCTGAACTGACTCCATGGAGTTGGACCTTTTTTATCAAACGCAACAAACTCTAGATCAATCTGCACTTTGATAGGAGGATCAGTTAGTTCCCATAAGCTACTAAATTGCTCGTTACCCTTTTGATGGCCTAGTAATGTTGCTGGTCCAACAACCTTTCCTCGGTTAGCTGTTAAAAACTGATTTAAATTATCTTCGTTTTCTTTATTAACCTGTGTGTCAATGTCGCCTACTTTAGGTTTTACACGGACAAATTCGTCATCGGGGATATCTGTATTAAAGAAATGTAAGCTACTGCCGCTAAGGAATGCTCTACTCTGTAATAGTTTAGGATCCCATAACGGTGCTTGGTAAGATTGCTGATAAGCATTGTTAATGCTTTGAAGAAGATTGTTAAGGATAGGAACAATATATCCTCGATTATGAACTTTAA